GAGGTGCTATTTATCAGACACCAAAGAATAAGTGTGAAGTGCAAGAAGCAGCTAATATGTTCAGAATGATTATTCCTGGATTACCTGATAGCTGGCTTCCTCCTGCCACTCCTAAACATCCGGTTAGCACTTTAATTGCTGATCTTTTGTGGCAGGCTGATCTTCAGAGATTTGCAAAATATGGAATCTTACAAGTATCCCAAGAATTGGTTTGTCCTCATAACCATCATGTTACTGGGGTAATTAAAAGAGATGTTGGTGTGCCGCCTTTGGTCATTTTGTGTTTGAGGATGTTGTCCTCATACAATTTGGCTTATGGTGGTACTCCGACTTTTCCGTATGTTTCTAATGCGTGTTTTAATCCATTGGTTGGTTTGGGTTCTAAACTGTCAAGACTTCCTAAGAATTATATTTCTTTTTTGCCTGAGTTTAGGTTTAATGATGTTCATCGTTCTTTAAACTTTTACTATAAATATTGTGTTAATTTGCAAAAATTTAAATTTGAGTTTAAACCGTCGGACTTGGATTTGTTAAAATTTAGTAATGCGAAATGTGGTTATCGTAAGTGGCAAAAATTCGACCCTGTTCTCCTTGATTCAATAACTACTGTTGAGTGTCAAACTCATCCCTCAAAACGTCAGTCCCAATGTTTGTTGATTAAGGAGATGTTGGAGACATGTTTTACCGCATTGGATGAAACTGTTGATGGTCTTGTTCCTTACCCTAAGAATGTTAAGTCTTTTATTACAACAATGTCAGTTAAGGAACAGAATCTTTCGTCTATTGATGAAGGTAAATATGATTCTGCTACTGTTAAAGAGATGTATATGAAAAGTAGGTTATTCTTTTTATCCAATGATTATTTGTTGCATCAATTTTTTATAACTAGGATGAAAGGTGAACGAACTTACTTTCCAGATTGTAAGGACATTTATGGAGTAGGTTTTGCTAGAAATATGACTGTTAATATATCTATTGGCTTTACGTGGACGCGTGGTGGTGCTGAGATGTTGTATCGTGCTTTGTGTGGCGATATGTGTGATAAATATGAGAGGGTGCCTCTTTTTGGTGACTCTCCTGCTAATGTTAATTGTTTATATCGCCGCGTTGCTGAAGGTTCTATGTTGGTTTCTTCTGGTGATATAAAAGCGCTTGATACTGTGATTACTGCTCTTCCTTTGGTGATTTATATGATGTTTGCTCAAATTTGGATAAGACGTGATGATGCTGACCCTAATTATCGAATGTTTCAGTATATTTTAGAGTCTTGTGCTGAGCAACTTGCTGGTAAAACTGTTCGTTGGATTCGAGATTATGTGTTATTGATTGGAGTTATGCCCTCTGGTTCTTTGGAGACGAGTCATGGGGATTCATGGATTGTAGGTGTCATTTATTGGTTGTCATACATATTTAATGTAATGGAGCGGTCTTCTGTTGCTGTTCGTCAATTAATTTGGAAAAATTTGGCTTATAGAATGATTGCTATTTTTGTGTATGGTGACGATCTTTTAAAGGTTTATCCTAAAGTTTTGAGAGATGTTATTAATATTCATGGATTTGCTCAATATATGGCTGCAGCTCATTGTATTCAAATGAAAAATTTTGAGGAGTTCACTAGTGTTCTAACGTATTTGAATGTTCAAAACAATGAGGTTGTTAGTCACGCTTATACTGGTCCTACTTATTTGAAGCGTCATCTTATTGAGTCAGCTAATTTTAATCTCGGTCAGTTGTGTCCTTCAATTGCTAAAGTTGTTTCTTATCGACCGTTTCCTCAGTATCAATGGCGTGCGGGTGTTCCTAAGTATAGAGATTCTCCTATTTATCTTAATCTTTCTCGACTTATTGGGTTAGCCTATGATACGCTTGGTGTTGACCCGATATCTTATTATTTTCTTGAGTATCTTTATAATC